ACCCCAATATTCAGCAGTTATATTCATACGAATAGGTTCTCCAAGTGTATGAGTTTGCTGTGTAGTTCCTCCTACACCTCTTTCTGATATTACTATATAATCTCCATCTCCATCTGTTCCTGTATTTGTATATTTTACTATCTCTCTAAGAGCAGTATTGTTAGGAGAAAGAACTAACCATCCATCTGTAGGTACTGGTTTCACTACAACATAGAAATTACCTGTTCCTATTGACCAGTCTTGTGATATTGTTGTTTTATAGAAATTTTCAATTATTTTACTCATATTTTATATTTATATTATACCATATTTTTGGTATGTTGTCAAGTTATTTAATACTTACGATACCTCCAGGACTAAATGTCTTCTTTTCTTGTTTAAATCCATTCAATGCAAACTGGGCTATTGTAAACTGGTCTGTTAATCCATCATTTGATAATTGTATTGTTATAGACTGTGCTTTAGATAAGAAAGACACACGTCTTTTAATAAAAGGTGATTGTATCTGGTCTTGTCCAAATCCATCAGCAAACAAGTTCTCTCCAAAGTCCACTTCACCTAGTGTCGCAAGCATATCTTCAGCTCCTAATCCAATATAGAATATCTTAGATTTAGATGTTCTTATATCACTCTTATCTTGGTATATAGTTATCATAATTCTAGCCTGTAGGTTTTTAAACATAAGGTCAAGGTATCTGTATATATTAAATAAGTTAAAGTCTTTATCTTCTACTTTCTTAAAAGTAACTGTTGATGTAATGGCAACTCCATTATCACCTAGTATAGTATCATCCCATTTAAGAACTGCGAATGGTGTTATATTCTTTACTGAGTATATAGTATTATCTATAGAATACATCTCAGATGATTTTGATTTATCTCTACTTACATATTTAGTCCAACTATTTTTATATAAAGTGTGGCAAACAAAAGTAGTATCATTTAGTGTTGGTGTTGCTGTAGTAAGTCCAAGAGACAAATAGAAACGTCTATTGTTGTAATGAACTCTTACGTATGGAAGATTAAGAACTGGTATCTGTAATAAAGTTTCTTTAATAGCTTCAGTTAGAACACTTGTGTTAATACCTAAGACACCTGTCTGTTGGTCTTTAAATCCAAAGGCTCTTACTTCTGTTCCTGTGAAGAACCATATATCATTTTCTACCCAAGCAACTGCTCCTCTTGCAATAGCACCATAATTACCTGATTGTAGGTCTTGTTTATTATAATATGTTCCTATATTATCTTGAACCCTTGTTACTTTCCAAATACTATTTTCTTTAAATACTAACAAGAAACCATAGTAGTTCTCTAGGGCTGTTACTTTATCCACACCAAGTGGCTTGAATACATCTGTTCCTGTGAATGTTGTAAATACTCCACTATTGGAATAGTAGACTGAACGAGGTTCTGCTGTAACACCTGCTACATAAAGTTTATCTTCAAATATTTCTAATATGTTTCCTTTAGGAGAGCTGGCATAATCTGTAAAAGTAGTTCCAGTATAAGTGAACATACTATCTGTAGCATTACAGCCATAAAGTATATCACCTGCACTATCTACAATCCAACCCATTTCTTTATCTACTGTAACTGTCTGAGCAGTATCTTCCCACAATAAAGTAGTAGTATTAAACTTAACTATCTTAGTTCCTCTTACTCCCAAGAAGTGAGAAGTTCCATCTTTCTTTTCAAAGTTAAATAGTGAATGTATTTTAAGGGTAGCTTCTGTAGCACCTGTAAGGGAAAAACCTGTATCTTTTGAAAGATAACCTGTTTCAATAAAATTCATATTTATAGGAACAGAACGCCCTCGTAGGTCATCAACATCAATGGCTTCTACTAGGTTGTCTTGAACTATAGAGAATTGTGATTTTTTTAATGGCAAAGTATTTTAATTTAATTATAATAATCTAACATAAGAAAACATCTGTCCTCCTCTTTGGTTTCCCTCTTCGTAGTTTGATTGTTTAGCTAGTCTTTTTGCTAATTCTGATTCATATTTACTCTTATAGAAAGCTGAAAGTGATTCATCTTGTAAATCCTCAAATGCTCTTTCTAGTATTCCATAAACTACTAATTCGTGGAAGTATTCATTTACTGATGGTGTTGAACTATTTGTTAGTGTATCAAATGTAGGATAGTATTTTATATTAACAGATGATGTTGTTGTGGGGTATATTTTAAATACACCTCCCTCTACTGTAATCATTCTATCTATTGTTCTATTATCAAAGTCCTCTATTCCTACTTCCTCAAAAGTATTATTCTGTGTATCTTGTCCTGAACCATAGAGTGTTCCAAATGATGCTGGTAAAGCTCCTGAACCTGATGTAAAGGCAACTGTAGTAGAAAGTATTTTATCATTAGTGAATGTGCTTTTAACTAAATCAATATTAGAAAGGTTTGCATACAGTAAAAGTGTTTCATCAGAAATAACCTCTGTTGTATTTTCTAGTAATTTTATTCTTGCGAGTGCGATGATTTGTTGAATTGTCATAATGATTTAGGTTATTAATAATTTACCTACTCCTCTCCCCAATAAAGGGAGAGAATAGATACACTATCCTTAGACAGTTGCACGTAGAACTGCACCATGAGCACGATTTCCTGAGAAAATCTTTCTTCCCCATACAAGTAAACCTTTACAGGTTGAGATGAATGAGTTAGGGTCTGCTTCTGAAGGAACTACTGATGTCTTCATTATCTGTAGAGCAAAAGAACAATAAGTCTTATTACCTGCTACAAAGAAGTAACCAGTTGTGTTATCACCTGCTATAAGTTCAGATGTAAAGATTTTGAAACCTGCTATAGTTCCAATTAAACCATTTACAATCCTGTCTGTATAAGCTGATTGAACAGCTGGTATAAATTCAGGAGCTTGTAATAGTAAACCTTCAAAACCTGAGTTTACAACTAAGAAACGTTCTGCTTTTGGAGAAAGTGATTTTCCAAGAGCTGTACGAAGAGCAATAATGTATGCATATACATTTGATTTTGTTAAACCTATTGCTACTGCACCTGCGACTGAGTAAGCTGCACCTGCTGAGATAGCACCACCTGTATAAGCAACACCATCAAGGTCTTTGATAGTTATTGCAGTGTTACTAGTTCTTGCTGTAACTAGGTAAGAACCTGTCAAACCTGCTACTGTAAATATTCCACCTACGTGTCCTGCAACGAAAGTTGTTCCATCACCTGTAACTGCACCTGTAGTTGCTGCGATAGCGACTGTACCTGTTGCGTAAGCTGTACCAACCATATTAGCACTATTTACACCCTTTGCCATATATGCAAGAATATCTGTATCAATCAAAGTGGACATATCCATTTTTGAATTTGCTGCATATTCTGATATAGCATTGATGTCGTTTTGTATTTTATCAATATCATCTACTCCGAATGCGAAGTAATGTTGCTGGTCTATGATTAGGTCTTCAGAAGTAGGTGTTAATTCTTGTTTAACAAGTTCCATACCTTTTGTGTAAGCTGAAAGAGAAATCTTTCCTGCTGTACGTACACGAACTCTGTCGCCACTATCTTTGATAGCACCTTCGTAATTTGTGTTTGTGATACTTGGATATAAAGTATCGTTGTATAGAAGTTCAACCAATTTCAAGGAATACTTGACAGGTGTGAATGCTCCCATAACTGGGGTTATAATTTGAGTCATTTTTTTAAATTAAATTAAATTGTTAAATAATGACACAGATTAGCTTTAGATTTTCCCAGAATTTAAATCTTCATTGAACTCTTTTGACATTGAAGCGAATTTAGCAGGATTATCCTTACTCATTCTTGTCCAATCTTCAAGTGAACGACTTACATTAGTTTCTTTTTGACCTGATGTAACTCTTTCAAGTTCTACTCTGTTTATCTTCTCAGTTTCCTCTTTTGCTCCTATATTTTTAGCATTATCAAAAAGGTGTATTTTAGCAACATCTCCTAATATAGATTCTATGTTCTCTGGAACATTATTTACATTAAAATATTTACTTTTAAATTCATCTTTAGATTGTGCTAATTCTGGGAATTTTTCGATTGTCTTCTGAAGTGCATTATCAAAATATTGTGTATTATATTGTTTTAAAGCAAAGGCATATGCAGGGTCTTTTTTTAATTGTTCTGCCGCCTTGTTTGTAACAGTATTAGTATAAGCAATAATATTGTTTTTTGCATCTTCATCTAATTCCTCGAAACCAGGATATAGATTATCTGTGTTTTGCACACTTTGTGCCGTGTTGTCTTTTAGCTCGAATTGCTGTTTAAGTTGCTTGTTCTCTTCATAGAGTCTTTGAGCTTCTTTAGTCGACTCGCTAAACTTTTTTTGGTAATCAATAGCAGATTCAACATTCTGTATTGTGTTTATAGAGTTATCATTCTCTTGCGTTCCGTTCTCTACGACTTGAGAGTTAGCATCTTGTGCGTTCTCAATTTCCTTGTCAAAGGAGTTTGCATTAT